CAGGAAAGCCAAATTCGGGCAGCGGTGTCGAAAGGTCGTTGCCGCGCGATTTGGAGAATTTGAGAAATGCGGCAGTCATGACGGCGCAGACGGTATGGCTACCAACGTCCTCAGGTCCCGTATTGCAGCAGCCGTCTCGATAGAATCCGGACATTGGACCCCTCGAACAGATTTCAAGCGGCTCGCCAAGCACGTTGCGGGCCGCACGCCCTGGTTCTCCGTCAGCCCTGTCGTCCCTCAGCACTTAATCCCTCAGCGTTTCCACAGTGAAGCGTTCCTCAACGACCAACAATCCGACGACGATATTCCTCACGCAACTCAATACGCTGCGAAGATAGGGATTGCGGTGCACTCCTTCAATTGACTCGGAGGCGGGGCGACCCAGCGAGCAACCAAACGATGATGGCGATGTCCCACGGCCGCAAGCCCATCAAGTCAGTCGCCGTTTGCTACGCGTGCTGCCACCTTGCCAGCGTCATTGAGACGCCACTTGCCGCCCACACACTCAAGAAACGAGTGGTAGTAGCGCAAATTATCGAACTGCGATTGTGGGACCGTGCAAATCTCCCTGCCCTTGCGGTCTTTCATCACCACTCTTGGTCTGCCGGCAAGGTCAATCACGATGTAGTTGCCGTCCTTTTCCGCCAACTTCCACAATACGTCGTCGCTTGTTGTCGTCATCGCTGGCCTCAGCCTTTGGCTTCTTGCTTTTCAATCGTCTCTACAACGCGCTGCAGCCAGGGTCGCTGCAAAACAAGTCAGGAGCGCCCGGCGATGCCAGATAGCGCCAGAATGCGTGCAATTGCAGCAAGAAAACGAGGTCGCGGCCGAATCCAGGTTGCAATTAGGCGGGCCTTTATTTCGGCCAATGGCAAACCCTGCGTGGCCCGTGACTTTCTGCGTTGGGCGTATCCGTGGGCTGACGACTATTACGATTGGATGAGGTGGTCAGTGCATCGTGCTCTGCCGACGATTGCCGTTCCGATAGGGCGATCGAAGGCACGAGGCACGCCGATTATCTCTGTACTGCTTCCTTGAGGAATAAGTACAAAAGGAGGATAAAGGCCATGGGGCGCAAGCGAAATCTGGTTTCCGCGGTCGGATACCTGCGCACCTCATCGGCTACCAACGTCGGGGCCGATAAGGACTCCGAAAAGCGTCAGCGGCTTGCCATAGAGCGATTCGCAAGGGCCTCAGGATTCGTCGTGATTGATTGTGATCCTGCAGTTTCGGGCGCCGACCCGATCGAGTCACGGCCGGGCTTCTCTGCCCTTCTGGACAGGATTGAGGGCAATGGCGTCAAGACCGTCATCGTCGAGGACGCGTCCCGCTTTGCCCGCGATCTGATGACTCAGGAATTGGGTATTCTTGCGCTTATCAAACGCGGGATGAGCGTCGTTACGACAAGCGGCGATGTTCTGACGGATAGCAGCGATCCATCGCGGACCATGATGCGCCAGATCGCCGGCAGCTTTGCGCAATATGAGAAGGCGCGCCTTGTGGCGAAGCTGAAAGCGGCTCGAGATCGTGTGCGCGCCGAGACTGGCAAATGCGGAGGCCGCAGGTCCTATGCCGAGGCTCGGCCCGGCACTGTCACTTTGGCGAGGGAATTGAAGAAGCAATCCCCGCGGCTGTCCTTACGTGAGATTTCGGCCTCTCTCTTGGCCAATGGCCACGCAACGAGTCAGGGAAGGCCGTACAGCGCGAGCGCCATCCAATCAATGTTGGCTAGGGGTAGATTTCGACTCACCAGGAATCATTTCTGAGTCATTGCGGAGGGACACCTTTATGGCTGAACTGTATTCAATCGAGGCGCTCAACGACCTGTCCCTTTTGACGGGCCCCGCTGTTCCCGGAGCGCCGTCGCGTATGGCTCCGCGCTAAGGTCAATGGGGTGTCCGCATCTTCCGCAGGGCCAGCTAGTGATATTCTCGAGCCTACTGAGGACTATTTCCTCGACATGGCCGCGCTCGCAGCGAACCTGCACAAGCAGCTGATTAAACATGCTGAGCACCATGCGGATTCTCCATCCCCCAACCGGGCCTTGGTCGCCCAAAATTCGACATAGCACGCGTAGCGTTTTTGCGTCCCCCAAAGTGGGGCGTTTTGGCCAATCATACTGAAATTGCTGAATAAAACAGCGATGCGTGCCGACTCTAGGAGTACACCTCTTTACCGCCACGCCTACGAGGCCCCGGAGAATGAAAGACGATTTTGAGCACAGTCGCAATCGCTGGCTGGATCAAGAGGAGTTGCGCGTCAAGCTAACTGGCTGGGGCACCGGGCGGCAAGGCCGGGCGATCAGCCGCAAATACCATCCGCGCACGGCTAGACAGGTTGCCGCTGATCGGAGCCAGCCTCGTAATAGGGAAGTATGGCGCGCACTGAAAGATGCCGGCCTCATTGGCACCGACATCGCAACAGATCGTTTCATTGCCCGCTTATTGACATTGGGGATCACCGCCGCCGCAGGTGATGGCATTGGCGTCGATGAGCACGGCATTAAGAACTTTCGCGATCAGGCGCTTTGGCTCGGGCAACACCTGGGCCTTAAGCGCGGACAACGTGAGCTGGAATTTAGGGTCGGTGCGTGGGCTATTGATATGCTTCGCGAGCTGCCGACCTTCGCGCTTGAAGACGGCATCCTGACGCTTCCGCTAACCCCGGCGCTGGACGAATCGCTCAATGCCGTTGTCGAGCAGGGCATTCGAACCAACGCCTTTCTTTTCCCGACTGCTGAGCCACCGGAGCCGTGGACTCAAGTCCGGAAGGGCGGATTGCCCCCCAACTCATGGGCGCGAGTTTCACTCATTAGTGGGAATCATCCTGCCGCCGAGAATGCTGTGCGTGATGCAATTGCCCGGGGCAAGATGCAGCCCGTGCTCGATGCGGTCAGTTATCTCGCGGGTGTGGCTTTCACGATCAACAAGCCCGTGCTCGCTTTTATGCGCAGGCGTGAGGAACCGCGAATAGAACAACTGAGCACCAAAGTTGCGACGCTGATTGGAGAGCGCGACCTACGCAAACTCAAATGGCCCCGAGCGGCAGCAGCTGGCGAACCTAACGTCCGAGCTTACCGTTTGGGAACTCGATATGGGAGTGGCCAAGACCCTGGAGTGTCGGGAGCGCTTTCGCGCCGCTGCAAATTGATTTTCGCGGACGTGTTAATCCACTGCCCTTCTTCAATTTTACGAGACCGGATTACATTCGTTCGTTGTTCCTGTTTGCGGACGGTGCGCCAATCGGCGATGAAGGTTTGCTTTGGCTCAAGGCCCATGTCGCCCGTTGTGCTGACGGCAACAAATGGAGCACTATCGAAAGGCCGGGTAATCTCGACTTTGCCGGACGGATCGCCTGGACCAACGACAACGTCGAAGTATTGCGCAAGATCGGCACCGCAGTATTGCGCGGCGATGATCCGGCGCAATGGGAATGGGTGCTACAGACGCGCATTACGCCTCTTCGGTTTCGCGGGGAAGACGATAAGGGCTCCGACTGGACACGGCAGCTTTTTATCGAAGGTGACACCAAGGCAGACGGCATAACCGACCCGTACCAATTCGTCGCCGCATGCGCCGAGTTTGCTGAAGCCCTAGATGCGGGACCGGGATTCAATACCCGCTTGCCGCTGATGTTCGACGCCACGTGCTCCGGGTTACAGCATCTATGCGCGATGCTGCGGGCCGAAGAGGGTCGTCTAGTTAATCTCACAAAACCCGACGGCGGCAGTCCATATGATTTTTACAGTCTTGTTGGAGCCGTAGTTTGGAAGAAACACCCTGAGCTGCGACACTTCTTTAAGGGCGGGAATCCGTTTGATCGCAAGTTCATCAAGCGCCCAGGGATGACATACGGCTATGGCAGCAAGGCCGGCGGCTGGCTCGAAACAAAGCGCGGCCGCTATCGCCCCAAGGGCATGACTGAGCAAATCGTTGAAGTGCTTAAAGAACGTGGGCAGTCAACGAAGGGTGCGCATAAACTGGCGAAGGCGGCTTATGATGTTATTGAAAAGCTGATGCCGGCCGTTAAAGAGAATCGTCGGTTTCTCGAAAAGATCGCCAAAGTATGCACCAAGCACAATATTCCGCTCCGGTGGCCGACCATACTGGGTCTGCCGGTCTTGGGTACCTATTATGAGCCGATTATCGAAACGATCTCGGTTAAAATAGACGGCCAGCGCCGGCGAACCAATCTCATTGTTGGCGACACGAAAATATCACCTCAAGGGCCGTGACCTCAGTGACTGCAAATCTCACACATTCAAGCGATGCCTGTCACCTGCATCTCGTTGCACTGAGGGCCGCCAATGAAGGTATCCCGATAGCAACGATTCACGATTGCTATGGAGGCGCCGCACCAAACGCGAGGCGCCTGAACGAAATCCTGCGCGAGCAATTCGTTCATCTACACAAAAATCATAACTGGCTCGAGCAAGTTTTGCTCTCGTCAAAGCACGATCTGCCGAAGTCTGCTCACGCCGAACTGCCCGAACTGCCCAAGATCGAAAGTTTGGTCATTGAGGGCGTGCTCCAATCATTTTTCGCTTTTAAATAAGGAAGCCCCTACATGGACGACATAACTCAGAAGTACGAATTCCAGGAGATTTTACGCGATGCCGCCGAATATCGAGTTCTGCGTCGCATTATGGATGCGGGGCGCGGCATCGAGGTTGCAGAGATGGAAAAGAAACTCACGACGAAATTGAACAACCTAAGCCCCTCCTTGAAGTGATTATGGGAGACGCTACCTGAAACGCCTTTGGTATTTTCTCAAGAATTTATTTTCACGAAGCAATCGCGATTATGAATAGCCCCGCCGCACTTGGTGGGGTTAAGCATTTTTAGGAGAATAAATGAGTAATTACTGGCCTAAACAGCGGGCTTCCAGGCCTACTGTTTTTCAGAACACAGCCATCACAACGGCCCTGACGAATACCTCGAACCTGTTGTCCAAATTCAATTTACGACCGTGGCCTGGGCGCTTATGCCTCCGATGACGAAGCATTCCGCTCGCCGAGCTACCAGGGTGATCGAGACTACGCTCATCAACACCTCGGCAATATTGTCGATGATGTCGACGGGATGGGCTCCGGCAACAAGCTCACGGGAGGCGGCGGACCTTTAAGCCAGGATTATGGGGTGGCCTCTGGCCCACCGCGTCATAAGGCCAAAACCGGTCCCATGGTCGACCGCGACAGCCGCGGCGCCTGTCCAGGCAGGGACGTCGCTGATGCCAGCATTAACAACCAAGAAACGGCCGGCATGTTCACCGGCCGATCTTGCCGCCGATATCGCCCGCATACAGGACGAGATCGTGGCCTACGTCGACAAGCGCGCTGCGGAAGTGAAACTCAGCTGTCCGGGATTGCCACTCGAGGTGATCAGGCGCGACCTGGTGAAGTTCGAGTGCCCCTGCCGCGCAGCTCTAAGGCTCATTAATGAGTGAATGGACACCGCCAGTCCTCGGACTCACCAGTCCAGCGCCGGATGGCCAGGTCCGCGTGGTCTGGCGCAATGGCCGTGACATTTGCGGCGGCATATTGGGCGCGGTTTACGATCCTGAAGCGAAAGCGCGCTGGGATGCCGAGCAAACACATAAGCAACAACTGCGCGACCAGAACGTGGTCGTGCTCGCCGATTACAAACAAGGAGACAACAATGCTTAGACTTAAACCCCAATGGGATTCGAAAACCAAACCAGCAGATGACAAGACCGGCCACCTACGCGGTGCAAAAGGATTTGCACGCTCTGAGGGCGATGAGATTTTCTTCAAGACTTTCGACCGAGCCCGCTGACGATAGGGCCTATGGCAAGTCAGTCCGGAATCGGAGACCAGACGGAGCCCAACGGGTCACATGCGACGCCAGCAAAGATCCGGGCAAGCTTCACGACGACTTCAAAGGATATGAGGGGGTGGATTAAATGGCAGGAAGATCATTTCAGCCTGGCAATCCAGGCGGCGGAAGAACCAAGGGCGCCCGCAATAAACTGTCGGCGGACTTCTTGGAAAATCTTTCGGCCGACTTTGCCGAGCATGGCGCCGCGGTAATTAGGGTGGCGTGTGGAGCGGCCGATCGAATATTTGAAAATTGTGGCCAGTACTCTGCCGAAAGAGCTGGAAATTTGTGACTCAAGATTGAAAGATTTAAGTGACGAGGAAATAGATGCCCTCATTACCGAGCTCAAGCGACAAATCGCGAGCACGCCTTCTATTGGAGACGTTGAACGCGGAGAAAACGACGCGGTCCATTGAGAATAGGCTCGCCGGTTATCGTCCCTACGAAAAACAAAAACAGTTCCGTGCGGCAGGCGCCAAGTATCGTGAGCGCCTGCTCATGGCAGGAAATCAGACAGGCAAGTCGCTAGCTTCGGCAATGGAATTAGCTGCACATGTCTGCGGCCAATATCCTTCCTGGTGGGAAGGTTTCCGGTTCGATCGTCCCATCCGTGCTTGGAGCTGCGGTGAAACATCCGAGGTTGTCCGAGAAACCATTCAACTTTTGCTACTCGGGCCTCCCGGCCAGCACGGCGCCGGATGTATACCCAAGGCTTCCTTGCTTGATGTAATGCCCGCCCGCGGGCTTGGCGATCTTGTTGATACGATCCGGGTACAGCACGAAAGCGGCGGTATTTCCAGCATCGTTCTCAAAGCCTATTCGCAGGGCCGCGAACGTTTCCGGGGCAGCACTATCGATTACCTGGCCATGGACGAGGAGCCGGACTTCGACATCTTCACTGAAGCCTTGACCAGAGGGAATGTTACGCAGGCCCCGTGCGTACTGACATTCACCCCCTCAAGGGAATTTCCTCAGTCGTTAAACGCTTTCTGCACGAGCCCTCGCCCGATCGCACCATCATCACGATGACGCTGGACGATGCGTCGCAATATAGCGAGGAAGATAAGAAGCGGATCATCGCGCAATATCCAGAGCATGAGCGTGCCACCCGAACGCGAGGCGTGCCCGCAATGGGCGAAGGCCGAGTATTTTTAGTTGATGAAGAAAAGTTGTTGATTGATCCATTCCCATGCCCCAGCCACTGGGTGAAGCTCGGCGGCTGCGACTTCGGCTGGACGCATAATGCGGCGTTCTGCGAATGCTGGTGGGACAGAGATCTCGATATATTTTATTTAGTCCGCACATTGCGGCTGCGTCAGCAGACACCGTTACAGCATGTCGAGGCGGTTCGTCATTGGCGACTGAGGTGGGCATGGCCGCACGACGGGCGAAATATGACCCTAGCCGGCGCCGGTATTCCTCTCATGCGTCAATACGCCGATGCTGGTCTGGATATGATGACCGAGCATGCAACCTTCGAAGACGGCAGCATGTCTGTGGAAGCTGGCGTTCAGGACATGCACGATCGAATGCGCGGCGGTCGGTGGAGGGTTTTCAAAGACGCCAATGCCGGCTGGCTTGAAGAAGTCGGGATGTATCATCGTAAGGACGGCTTGTTGGTCAAAGAAAATGACGACGCGATTAGCGCATCAAGATATGCGTTGATGATGAAA